CTTTGTTGACAGCGAATGGACCCTTCATCACACCTGTACCGAACAACGACATTTCAAAGCCTGTAGATCGGAGATGCTTGTTCATGTTGCTTTCATTAAGCTGGTCATGAATCTTCTTCTCCATCTTCTTAGCTGCCACCATAGCTGGACTGAACGTCACAGATGTTGGTGTTTGTCCCGGACCCTTCTTCAGACCGGGAACATCTTTCAAGTCATCCTTCAAAGCACCCAACATCTCTTCAAGCTTGTCGAGGTCGAAGTCATTGCCGATAGCAGCGCTGCCTTCTTCACCGAAAGGAATGGATGGTGTAGGCTGCTGTGTAGCTTTAGGGTCGAAATGTACAGACTCCAACACACCTTCAGGCAACACAGACGGGTCAATGCTTAGCGGAAACTTGTTGTTAGAAAACAACACATCAATGATTTGACCGTATGCTGCCAGCACCTTAGTCTTTGTCACCTTCACAAATACACGAGACTTCTCAGTCGATGTAAATTGCATGTCAGGGCCGTACAGACCGCGATAGTTGCGGTAGGCACGTAGCCAACGTGTCTCGTCAGAGCGACGACTTTCTTCAGCGCGGGTGTAGCGCTCGTTGACGAACGCAATGAGGCCACCAGATTTGAAGGTGTCTTCGGTTTTGGTAGAGTCGTCCAAGACAATGTTCTTGTCGCTTTGTGGTTTGTCAATAAGTGCCATAGTTTTCCGTAAAGATGTTGCAGAGGTATAACATTGAACCTCTTAGTAGTAAATGTTTCAGTATCCAAAGGTGGGATCAACTACAGACATACCGGATGTCTGAGAAGCTGGATCGAAATCAAACAACCCGCTGCGTGGACGACTCATAACACCATAGCGCAAAGCATCATAGGTGTGATCGTTGCTAACTTTGGTGTTAATATCTTCGTTATTTGTCTTATCAATTGGTAAAGTTGGTAAGTCAGCGATGATTTGGGTACAGGTGTTGAAGAACACCATACGAGGCGCTTCAGTGTACTGATCAACTTGTAGTCGGCGGTGTATTTCGTTCTTACCTGCCACCCTACTACCAGCAGAACGGTCAGCAGGACGCCATCTGCACCCCTTCATGATCATTCGCTCAGCAATAGAGGGTCCAGTGTCACCACGTTTGTGCCAACATGAGCTATCTAGTACACCGTAACGAATCTTTTCCTCAGATTCAGCGTTCAATATCATCACAGCCAAGTCTTCTGCCAACACTTTAGTTACGTAAAGCTCCCGATAGACAACCAAACTATCGTCAGGTGCTACAGCAAACCACAACACAGCGCTATGGCTACCATATCCGTAGTCACAAGACCTGAATCGCGGCCAGCTTGATGGAATGGTGAAGGGATCGACCACATGAATGGCTCTATTGAACTCAGAAAACGCTGCACCTTCAGCAATATCCCAGTTTCCCTCAAGCAATTGCTTACGTTGGTGCTCCGGTAGAGACAACAACATGGTTTCGTAGTCACCAGACTCAGCCAAATAGGGGTTGTCTGCTAGTTTTGCAGAGATGAACTTGCGTTTGAACAGAGGCAAGCCTTCTTTGCTGTGCCCTTTTGGGTAGACTAGCGTCTGTCCCGTCTCAATATCGGTGGCATAGAAGCTTTTACCGGGCGGTGCAGGGACAATGAACATCTTTCTGACCCATTGATGACCGGGTCCACCGGGGTTGGTGGTGGCTCTCATGAACACTGGCAGGTCTGAAGCAGCAGTACGCAGACGAGAACGCATGTAGTTGTAGGCAAATGGCGTAGGCCACTGCGTCAATTCGTCCCAAGCGATGTAGGAGAAGGACAAACCTTGATAACGCATGACATCTTCGTCACGGTCAAGGTAGGACATCCACAGTTTGCCACCACTCGGATGCTGCCATTGCATCTTTCTCTCGCTCCATTTGATGCCGGGATATATCTTTGGATACATCTCTTGCGATTTCCAAATGAGTTCACGCAGTTCTTCAGTGGTGTGACGAAGAATGAGTCCAGAGAATTGGGGATGAGCTATGTAGCGAAGAGGATCGGCAAGAATTGCGTATGACTTCCCGCCACCAGCCGCACCACCGTACAACACCTCACGCTCAGGAGCAGCTAGGAAGGCTGTTTGAGGACCGGGGTTGGGTTTGAATATGACGTTCTCATACTCAACAGGCTCAACTATCGGTGCTGTTGTCGGAGAAGGTGGCGCTAAGTTGGACGAATCGATCACTACCGAAGAAGCTGTCTTGTCCGGTGCCTGTTCTTTTTTCGTACTCTTGCGCTTTCTTAAGGGCTTTTTCGTACCTGTCGGCAAGCTCTCGATAAGTAGAGGACTTACGTCTTTGGGACTGTTCACTCTTAATCCTCTTCATTAAACCAACATGACTTATTTCTCTACCAGTCACAGTAGTGAGCCAAGCAGCAACCTGTCTCAAACTATATTGCTTTAGATGTTTCTTAGCTTTCTCCAGCGCCTCTAGCTCTAGCGGTACAGGAACAAGCCATCCATCATCAGCTTCATCAGCTATGTAGCCAAACGGAATAGTTCGACCTAGCCTCGGAATCTTAACATACTCTTTTGCATCTTTTGGTTGTGGGAGTATAAAGACACCGAGGCCAAGGTCGTAAGCTGTTGTAGCCTCTGTCATTCTTCTTCGCGTTCCTTAGCAGGCAATATCATGACACCACCTGTGTTGCTCTCCACTTGCACCTTCTCAGTCTTTACCAGACCAGCGCGGTCAAGCAAGTCTTTAGCGGCTGACATCTTCTCTTTGAGGCCAAGCTCTGTAGGATCGTCAATGGCAGCAATCATAGCCACCGCAGCCTTTGGAGCCGCCATAGCAATGTAAAGCTGTGTAGCTTCAATAATCTCTTCCTTCAATGAGTTGGTGAGTTGTCTGCGGCTATAGCCTTCAGAGAACCCTGACATCTTCATAGCGTGATTGATGTTGCCATTGGCTTCAGCAAACAACACCTCAAGGAAGCGCTTCTGTTGTTCTGTTAGTTCTTTTTTAGCCATATCATTGTCTACTCATAGGATCGTAATATTCTTCAACACTCACTGTGCAGTCTGTAACGCTACCAGCTTCAGGCAACACTTGAATGTAGTCGCCAGCGTTCAGCACCAAATAGCCATCAGCCAGTTTCAAGAAGCTATAAGAAGGAATGACGTAACCACCAACAATGAAATATTCAGTGCCAGTATTTTCGTTGTGCCACTTGATGGTGATGGTTTTGTTACCGTTGGTTGTGTTGGCAACGATGATGAGTTCAACCTTCGCCGTATGGTTGGCAGGGCAGGTGTACACAGTGTTCAACACACCAGCGGTGAGGTTGGTGCCAATGCTTCGTGACTTAAAAGACTTTGATCCGTTAGCCATTACTTCTTAGCCTTCTTAGCTTCAGACAACGCAATTGCTATAGCCTGCTTAGGACTCTTCACAACCTTGCCACCTTTGCCGCTGTGCAGAGAGCCTTCTTTGAACTCTCCCATCACTTTAGCAACTTTGGCGGTTTGCTTCTTTGTTACATCGCCACCTTTGGCGTATTCACCATACTGATCTTTAAGACGGCGTTGTTCGCCCAATGATAAAGTTTTATCAGCAAGCTTCTGAGCAATCATAGCTTTGGCTTGTTTATTTGAAGCCTTGATTGGAATTTTTAATGCTGGCATATCACTCTTCTTTCTCGTAGTCTTTACGTTCCCACGCAGAACAAGTACGCAGGTTGTGACAGATGAATTCAAACTTATGGCAATAACCTCTACCGCCAGCATTGGTGTCGAAGTCGTTGCGTGGAATGGTATCCATCATCAACATCATCTCTGGTGTGTTTTCAAAGTATTCACAGTTGGCACAACGTTGACGACGAGCTTCAGACTCATCGAGCTTCCACGTCTTTGCCATATCCTGCCAATATGGTTTGTTGCTATCAGGCTCATCAGACGGGTCTTTCTCAGGACCAAGCTTCCAATGTTTGATAGTGTGTTCTGTATTGGCTTTGTTTTCCTCTGGAGTGACAATGCAATAAATTTCTATCTCCATTTCTGGAGGGGCCATTAAACCCTTTTTCATTTCTTTGCTTTCTGTGCAGGTGGTACTGATGCACCACAGTTTACATAACCGCCTTTGGCAAAACCAAGTTGCTTCTTAGCCTTTTCAACTTCTTTAGCGCTAACCTTCTCACCAAGCTTCAACTGCTTCTTAGCAGCTTCAACTTTGCTATCAGCTTTGTCTTCACGGCGAGTGAGGCCACGCTCTTTGTTGAGGAAGTCGCGCAAGCTAAGACCAGACTCTTCCAACTCTTTCTTGCTAACAACACGAGCCTTTGGTTTAGCAATGCGTTTGGTGGCATCGTCTTCTACAGCTACAGCGCGTGGCTCCATCTTAGAAGCAACAAAGGCTTTGGCACGAGCACGGGTGTCGTCGTCAATGTTTGGATTGGCTGCCATGTTACTTCTTCTTAGCTTTCACAGCACCACCCTTAGCCATTGCTGTTTTCTTAGGAGCAGCCTTAACAGCCCCACCCTTAGCCATCTTCACACCAGCCTTCATAGCTGCCTTCTCTTCCAGCTTCACAGCGTCATCGAGGTATTGATTGCGAACAGCTTGGGGCAGCTTAGTGTCCTTTGCCATCTCACGCAGCTTGTTTACTTTGTCTGCATCTGTCTTCTGTGCCATTGGCATAATAGTTTCCTTTAACATAAACGAGGCCATGCCTCAAACACTGCTGTCGCTCTTGTCCACACAACGAAACGCTACAGCCTCTACAGGTTTGTCTTTCAACAACACCAACAACTCTTTGACCTTCTCAGCCGCTGTAGCTTCACAGCGCTGTAGGTCTTTATACATTACATAATGTTCATGCTCCAACACCACACACGCTTGAGCGATACAGATGAGGTATTGAGCCATGAACATAGTTATATCACCACTTTATTTTATGCGACCAATATCTAGCCGACATCTTGTCCGGTGTAGCATCTTGAGCATCATGCCGTGCATAGTAGGACTTCTTACGAGCCTTGTCCTTCTCGGTCGTTGGATTGGCACCAGCACCTTTAACACCAGCTTGTCCAAACCGAATGAGCTTCACTTTGTCACCATCCTTTGCCAACACAGCATGACTCTTTGTCGGATGATCTGGTGTTGCCTTTGGCTTGTTGTAGCCACTAAACTCTTCACTGCCTCGTTTGATTGCCATATCAATATCGTCCTTTGCCTTTTCGGTCACGCCAACCTTCTTCGCGCATAGCCTGCTCTACAACATCTAAAGGGAAGTAGTAGCCGCTGTGCTTCTCTAAAGCTGCTCTTACGTAATAGACATCACTGTGCGGTATATGTGTGTTGTCTAAGTTGTCGCGGTGTAGCGCTTTAAACACATCCGTTGCAACAGAATATGGGGGACTATTCAACATCCCTTTAGCTTCGACTTCTTCTCTACTCAACAAAATGTTCATATGCTTCTACTATATAGGTCCAACACAGACTGTCTATTTATAGCGACACTGACTGGTTGTGTAGACAGTATATCGCTAAAAAGCAACACTGTAAACAAAAGAAGACAAACATAAAGAACAACAAATAAGTCTCTATGTGGTTGTTGTCTACATAGGCTATATAGATGTTGCAGGGAGCAAAGATGATATATGTGATGTAACAACTAACAATCAATCTATAGATGATGTCTTCATAGTCGATTTTGTGTTAGCGTCTTTATAGACTTCATAGACTGTGTTTAGCGTTTGATGATTGTCTATAACTGTTTGTCAGCACAGAACCACATCAACTTATGTACCCTATGTACTCTATGCTCACTGCATCACTACATAGTCTACATAGCCCCAAGCCCCAATACCCCTATGTTATATCGACACGAAAAATGTTGTCAAGCGATATATTTGCATTTGTTGTTTTGCTGCAACATGGTGTAGCTAAATGGTAGTAGTTGCTGCATTGTAAGCTATCAACAGTCCATTACTAATACATAAATGATGTAGGTCTATGTCGTCCCTCCTATAGTCCGGAATCTAAGCCTATGTCTTCATAGTCGATTTTCTGTAGCGGCATAGGCTATGTTGTTGGAAACGCTTTGCTGGTCCTGTAGGGGGTTGCTGTAGGATCAAGGTAGGGTGGTAGCAGCCCTGTGGCGTTAATCGATTGTAGGCATGCTACAGGCCGTGTGTGGGCTACATCGTGTGCAGACGAAGCGTTTTAGACTAAACTGGTTAACAGGTCTAAAAATACCCTTCTGTGGGCTTCGTTGTATATAATATACGCGCTACCGGGGGGTGGCCCACGCCCGCCCCGTACCTGCCAGCATCACCAACTAGAAAACAAAAGGCTTACATCGTTGCCACTGGTGAAGAATTCTAGGCTTTGCTAGTCACCAGACACTACAAAATCTTCAATAAAATCAAGGACTTAGCTAATCATTGGTAACTGATTCAAAAACAGTAATGCATATTGTAGATGGTTATGTTTTATAACGATATTTGAGGGTGTCGGAAGATTGTCGCCGACGGAATACAATAGCGACAATTAACCCTAACCCGCCTACAATGCAAGCTTTG